GCTACAGGAAAATTAAAAAGATTAATTATTAATATGCCACCTCGACACACAAAGTCTGAGTTCGCATCAATTTATTTTCCATCCTATATGTTAGGACTTAATCCTAAATTAAAAATTATTCAAGCAACACACACAACCGAACTTGCTACAGGTTTCGGTCGTAAGTGCAAAATGCTTGTTGATACTCCAGATTACAAAACCGTTTTTCCAGAAACAAAAGTTTCTCCTGAGTCTAAAGCCGCTGGGCGTTGGGCAACTACACAGGGCGGTGAATATTTTGCGGCGGGGGTTGGTGCAGCGATTACAGGTCGTGGTGCTGACCTCCTTATTATTGACGACCCTCATTCCGAGCAAGATGCGTTATCACCATCGGCTATGGAAAATTGTTATGAGTGGTATACATCTGGTCCACGACAAAGATTACAACCAGGTGGTTCTATTGTTGTCGTTATGACGCGTTGGTCTACGAAAGATTTGACAGCAGAGGTGTTAAAAAAACAAGGACAAGAGAATGCAGATCATTGGGAGGTTGTAGAATTTCCAGCTATCTTTGAAGACGGCAATGTTTTATGGCCCAACTTCTGGTCTGAAGAAGAATTATTAAAAGTTAAAACTTCCCTACCAATTTCTAAATGGAATGCTCAGTGGTTACAGCAACCAACAATGGAAGAAGGTGCTATTATTAAAAGAGAGTGGTGGAAAATGTGGGAAGATGATGAACCACCAGACTGTGAATATATATTACAATCATACGATACTGCATTTTTAAAATCAGAAACTGCCGACTACAGTGCTATTAGTACTTGGGGTGTATTTTATCCTAACGAAGATGACGGTCCTTGCATTATATTATTAGACTGTTGTAAAGGACGATGGGAATTTCCTGAGTTAAAAAAGATAGCTATGGAATCGTATTCTGATCATAAACCTGATATAGTTTTGATAGAGGCTAAGGCTTCTGGGCTTCCTTTAACTCAAGAGTTGAGAAATATGGGGATACCTGTTATAAATTTTACACCAGGTGGTCGACGCTCTGGACAAGATAAAGTTTCGAGAGTCCATGCCTGTGCCCCGATGTTTGAATCTGGTCTTGTATGGCGACCTGATTTTCAATGGGCGGATGAGATGGCAGAAGAATGTGCCTCTTTTCCATTTGGAGACAATGATGACTTGGTAGATTCGATGTCTCAGGCTATACTACGGTTTCGTGAAGGTGGATTTGTTAGACACCCAAGCGATGAAATTTGGGACGAAGATCGTCCTCATAAAAAGGAGTATTATTAATGTCAAAAGAAATAATAATAGAAAAACTTAAGACACCTAAAATTCATAAAGAAAAAGGTGAAGTTGAAGTAAAAGTTCCTGAAGGTCCAGGTGGCGGTACTGCAAGAGGTATGGGTGCTGCAACTCAGGGCGGTAAATTTGAAGGTGCTTTTTAATATAAGGAAATAACATGGCTGAGAATCCATTCGGACAAGGCGGTCCAGAAGAAGAGGAACTTCCTATTGCAGGAAATCCTATTGACACTGCTGAAGTTCCCCCTGCTCTTGCAGAGGCTTTAGCAAGTGGTGAAATGACAGAACTAGAAGATGGTTCTGTAGAAGTTGGACAATTTGTAGAAGAGCAAATGATGTCTGAACAAATTCCTTTTGACGCTAATTTAGCAGAGTATGTTGAAGAAGGTGTATTAGGTCCAATATCCTCTGATTTATTAAGTGCAGTAGAAAGCGACATTGACGCTCGTGAAGACTGGGAAAAAATTTATGAGAAGGGTTTAAATTTATTAGGTGTAGAAGAAGATGAGAGAAGTGAACCATTTGAGGGAGCTTCTGGTGTTACTCATCCTGTTCTAGCTGAAAGTGTTACTCAATTCCAAGCACAAGCCTATAAAGAATTACTACCGTCAGGTGGACCCGTGCGTGTAAATATTATTGGTGAACCTAACCCACAATCAGAACAACAAGCACAAAGAGTTCAAGATTATATGAACTATCAGATTTGCTACAACATGGAAGAGTACGATCCAGAACTTGACCAGTTGTTATTCTATCTACCTTTAAGTGGATCAGCTTTTAAAAAGGTTTATTACGATGAAACGAAACAAAGACCCGTGGCTCGCTTCGTTCCTAGTGAAGACATTATTGTTCCTTACAGTTCTGTCGATCTTGCGAATGCTGTTAGGCTAACACATAGACTGAAGATGACAGGAAATGAAGTTCGTAAACTTCAAGTTGCTGGTATCTACAGAGATGTTCCCGTCAGACCAACACATGTCTATTCTGATTTAGAAGAGACTATGGAAAAAGTATCTGGTGAGTCTGCAACAATGACTTACGAAGATGATGAATTAGAAATTTATGAGATACATACTTTCTTAGACTTAGAAGGTTTTGAAGATATTGGACAAGACGGAGAACCAACAGGAATTAAATTACCTTACATTATTACTATTGATGTAGGTTCATCAAATATACTTGCTATTAGAAGAAATTACGAAGAGCAAGACCCACAGAAAAATCCTAACCAATATTTTGTACATTACAAATTTTTACCTGGTCTAGGATTCTACGGATTTGGTTTACCACATATTATTGGTAACTTATCTCGTTCTGCTACATCTATTCTGCGTCAGCTTATCGACGCTGGAACATTAGCAAACTTACCAGCTGGTTTTAAAGCTAGAGGTATTAGGGTTAGAGATGAATCAGACCCATTACAACCTGGTGAATTTAGAGATATTGATGCTCCTGGCGGAGACTTGAGAGCGTCTATTATACCACTACCATTTAAAGAACCATCTGGAACTTTACTACAGTTACTTGGTATTATTGTTGAGAGCGGCAAGAGATTTGCGTCCGTTGCCGACATGCCGTTAGCTGAACAGAACAGTGCACCAGTAGGTTCGACTGTTGCTATGCTAGAGCGTGGCACAAAAATTATGTCAGCTATTCACAAAAGATTACACTATGCACAGAAGATAGAATTTAATCTTCTAGCAAATCTTTTCCGTGATTACACACCACCAACATATCCATATGAAGTAAGTGGTGGCGATCCAAATATTAAGCAATCAGACTTTGATGACAGAATTGATGTTATGCCTGTATCAGACCCTAACATCTTTTCAACAGCTCAAAGAATTGCTATTGCTCAAACAAGTTTACAGCTCGTGCAATCGAACCCACAAGTTCATGGACCAGCTGGAATGTATGAAGCGTATAAAAGAATGTACGAAGCATTGGGCGTGCGTAATATTGAAAAAGTATTACCACCTCCTCCACAACCTCAACCTCAAGACCCTGCTATTGAAAATGCAAAAGCTCTACAAGGGCAGGGGCTACAGGCTTTTCCACAACAAGACCATCAAGCACATATTGAGGCACATTTAACATTTATGCGAACACCTGCTGTCATGGCTAATATAAATGTTATTAATCTTTTAACTTCACATATATATGAGCATGTTGCGTTACAAGCGAGAGAATTAGTTGAAGCAGAATTTGGACCTAAGTTGCAAGAATTACAGCAACAATATAATGGACAAATTCCAGAAGAAGCTATGCAAGCTATACAAGTAGAAATAGAAAATGAAGTTGCTCAACGCATTGCTGAGTTAGCTGCAAATTTATCTGAGGTTCTTGCACCTGCGGATAATGAAGACCCACTTGTAGAAATACGAAAACAAGAGTTAGCATTACAGGGTGCACGCTTACAACAAGATGCAAAAGAGTTTGAAACAAATACTGTATTGAAAGCTCAACAAGATCAAATGAGTAATCAATTAACAGCACAAAGAAATGCTATTTCACAACAAACTGCTGATGAAAGAACGCAAGTTGCGAGAGAAAGAATAGACGCTCAAGAAGAAATGGCAGCGTCAAGAATTGCTGTTGAATTAGAAAAACTTAATAAAGAAAGAGTTCAAGAAGCAATTGATGTTCAACGATTAAGAGATTTATCTCAAAGAAATTAGGAGGCAAACATGGCTGAAGAAAAAAAGACTAAAACTAAAGCTAAGACTAAAGCAAAAAACAAAGACCCACTAGGTAGAGTTGGTCTTGTTAGAGCTGTTAGAAAAACATCTAAAAAATAGTAGGAGAAATAAATGAGTTTAGTAAAAAACATTAATAAAAGAAAAAAAGCGGGGACAAGTCGTTCTAAAAAGAATAGTACTATCTCTAAAAAAAACTACGCAAAAATGAAATCTGGGTGGAAAAAAGCCTAAATAAAGGAGGTAATTATGTTTAAAAAAACAAAAGCTAAAGGTTATTTTGCTGGCGGAATGGTAAAAAAAGTTAAAGGCTATGCCAAGGGCGGTCCAGTAGGCGGCAAAAAGAAAAAAAAATAAATAAATAAGAAAGAGGAGAGATGTCTTATTTAATATCTAATGTCCCTTACTTTAAGGTATGGGTCAGAAAAGAATTTACAGCTGGTCATCAAAAATACCATGGTGAATTTATACATGGGTTGGCTGTTGCTGTTAATTGTATCCCAGATAGATCACTATCATTTCAAATTATATTTACAGGTTGTGAAGATTTAGAAAATAATGTGCACGGTGGTGCAATGTGGGCTCGCATGCCTATACAAGGTCTTATGGCAGACA